CTTTTGAAGGCGCCTTTACCGCCTTCTTTTAAAAACTCAAATACATCAGTAATAGTTGTTTTTAAGTTTTCAAATTTTTCTTTGAAACCGTCGATGAATTCATTAGCAATATTTATGGCCAACCTTATAGGTGTTGTTATTAACAGTTTAATCCCATCAAATATACCACCAAAGATTTCAATAACGCCATTCCAGGCTTTTTCCCAGTCGCCAGTAAATACGCCGACAACAAAATTGATAATTCCTGAAAAGATTCTTGTTAATGCACTAATAACACCACCAATAGTTTCAATAGCAGTGATAACATAAGCTTTTATCATTTTGAAAACCCCAATGAAGATTGGTTTAAATCTCGAAATCAAGAATTTTATCAACGGATCTAAAATAACTATGAATCCTAAAAATGCTAATCCTACCGCTTTTGCAATTGGAATTATAACATCTTTGAAAAATTTGCCTAATGGTTTTAATGCCTTATTATTGAGCACTTTTAAAACATCTATAACATTCTTAAAAACAAATACAAGTACATCAAAAACAGTTTTCCCTATTGTAATGAATACCGGCAGCAAATATTTCTTTAAAAAAGCACCTAAAGCTTTAAAAGCTTCAAAAGTCTTTTTCATTTTATCTTTCAAATCGCTTTTACTTAAATTCTTAAAGAATTTTATCAGTTTCTTAATACGCTTTTCTGCTAAATTTTTGATCTCTTTAGCAAAATCTAAGATAACAGGTAATAAGTTCTTTTTAAAATGTTCGCTAAAAGTTTTTAATTTCTTTATTAAAGCATCAACTTTATTTCTAAAAGTCTCGCTCGAATTATAAAGATAATAAAACCCTGCAGCTAATAAAGTGATTGCAACTTGAAAAGCCATAACAGGTGTTAAAGTTCCTTTTACGGCCATAGCGACGATCTTGAACAATGCCATAGCCTTTGTTGCTATAGCAATTGCAACTGCAGCTGCTTTGAAGCCTAAAAAAGCTGACACAACAGTAAAAACCATCTTCTCATTATCCTTTAAAAAGTTAATTATTTTTGAAATTTTATCAAAAAACTTTTTACCATAAGTAGATGCTGTTTTTAAGCCATCTACCAAACCATCACTTATTTTCTGAATAACGCCACTCTCTTGCCACTCATTAAGTTTTGCAACAATACCTTGCATTTTTTTCTTTAATAAATCAAATGCTGAGCCTTGTTTAATAGAGCCTTCAGAAGTAATGCCTACAATATTTGCTAGCGATGTTTTAGTAACACCGGTAATTGTTGACCATAAACCTTTTGCAGTGTTTGACATTTTTTTTGCCCCACCACCAAAACGATCATCCATTGTCTGCATAAGGACTTCTCCTAATTTAGACGCGTCTTTTAAAGATCCTCTTGAGTCAAAAACAACACCGGCCCCAAATTTCATATCTGTTGCTTTTACTAAATCATCTTTTCTAATACCAAACTCTTTCAACCGTTCGAGTTCGCCACCGGCCACAGCATCAATCACTGCTTCATAACTTTGTTGAATACTTTTATTTGTCGCTCCAGCCATGTCTGCAATCTTTGGCAGCCATTTTTCTGACTTAATTCCCATCGCTTCAAGTCTTGCTGTTGCTTCCATAACACTACTGGTCTCAAAAGGCGTACTATTTGCAAACTTCGTTGCATACGCCATTTTTTTCGCTGCTTTTTGAGTATCGCCTACAGCGGTTTCTAATTGGACCCGAAAACCTTCTATATTAAAAGCTTCAGAAAAACCTATTTTAGCACCAGCGATTCCAATAGCCGTTGCCATAGTTGCCGTTACTTTAGCTACATTAGTCGCAGCCCTTTTCACATCACGTTTTAAATAGTAAAAACCTTTTCGCATTTTCCAGACTTCTTTATTGACTGCTCGCTGAACCTTGCGCATGGTTTTAGACATTTTTTTCGTATTTTTCGTTGCTTTTAAGATTGAAGGTGACATTTTATCTTTTAAATTAAGTATCGTATTGACTACTTTATTTGCCACAATATCACCCGTCTCCCATCATCGCCTTATATTTTCTAACTTCATCTCGTTGATCTAATTCTTTACATGCTATAAAAAATAATTTTTCATTATTCGAAAGATTTAAAAGTTCCTCCTTCGAATGGCCCTTTGATAGATAATACCTGAACATATCTAAAATAGGGTCATCATCTATTAGTTTTTTATATCATCCTTTAAATCGCCTAAACCATATAGATCAAGTAAGTCTTCTGAAATTTTAATGATTTCGCCAATTTCAAAAACCTTCGTAACAATATCAATCGGCTCTTTTAACTCAAAAGCTTTTAGCAATTCCTTATCCTTTAAAACTGGTACACTTTCAAAAACCATTTCTTTAAAAACAAGAATATTCTCTTTCATTGTAGAATCTTCATCCATCTCATCCATTAAATCTAAAATTTTACCATCACTTAGTTTTTTTACAACAATAGCGTTTCCGCCTAAAGTGATATTTTTGAATTCTGTAAGAGATTTTTCTTTTTGCTTTGCCTTTGCAATGTAATCATTTAAAGTCAAAGTCTTTAATTTTTCTTTGCTTACTTTTTTACTCATTTATTCCTCCTTAAATTGTATCGATTATTTCATAATCGCCATAAGTGAAACTTACTTCTTCTTCAGTATTACTGCCTTGTTCATACTGCACTAACATCAATTCACTGAATTGTACACCATAAATCGCAACCCGCTGTGCATTTTTATCAGTAGTATCTGCTAATTTTGCAACAATCTTCACAGGTGGCATTTCTCCTGATTTTACCCCATCGGACAATAATTTGATAAATCTTGAATCAACTTTATAGCCACCCATGGTTCCTTCACCAGAGCAACCCATATATCTATGCTGCTTCATTCGCTCTCCTGGAATATCAATTTCTTCATATGCAAGATTTAGTTTAATTTCTACAGACTTACAATTACCTTGTTTTTCATCATTCATCCATATTCTACCGTCAACACCTTGTAAAATTTTTTCTTTATCCAAGTGATTTCCCTCCTTATTCCATTGTTATATCAAAGCTTAAATCTTCCATAGCATTTAAGATTTTATTATTTGCTGCTAAGAATAATTTGTTTTTAAATGTATTATTCTTGACTTCTTGTTCAGTCCAATCGGCTGCTTCTGTTTTGTCAATACCTAGCAAAGCTGTTCGTTGAGCTTCTACCGCAATTGAAGCTTTATTCGGATAATTAGACTCTAAAACATTTTCTCTTTCTAACTCTCTGAAATAACCATTAATTGCACTTAAAAATAGCACCTGGTTATCATAACTATTTTTGTATTTACCTAAATATTCATTCTTATAAGTTTGATTAATATCATAACTTATAAGGTCCATTGCTTCTACAATGAGCACTGATTTCATATCTTCTGTTTTATCATCAGATAGAGTTGTAAGTGTATTGACACCTCGAGCAATTCTAACTTTTCCTTCGTCATTAATTAAGATTAACTCACCATTTTCAACTGCTGCACCGGCATCAGCAACTTCAGTAACTGATTCTAATTCTTCCAGTTCATAATATGTTGCTGATTGATTAATAGAAAGATAAGCAAAGATTGCTGCCAATCTCACTAAATATTCAAGCCCTGGTGTTGTGGTTTCATCATCTTTAAATAAAACTGAATCATTTGTGAAATTTAAAATATGCATATCGTCACTCGTTGTTAATTGATAACCTAAAAACTTAATTTTTTTAGCATTAGTAACATTGCGCGAAGTCACCCAACTCGCAAAATCATCTTGATCAGCTACCACCTCAGAAATAACACAACACCAATCAAAAACTTTATTTTTTAATAAATCCATGGCCACTGTCATTTCATCTACTGTACCAATCTTACATACCATTAATTTACTAATTGGTAATGCGAACGCTCTTTTAATAATGTCTGCATTTTCAGAAGTGTACTCTGACACTTCAAAAGTTGATACATCACTATACTCTTTAACAGTTGTTTCAGGTACAGTGTCATCCAAGACAACAACTGCTAAAACACCTTGACTACTCCGACTGACAGCTGTTACTGCTCTTTGCGTGAAATTAATATCTATACTTGGTAATCCCATTTATTCCTCCTTCGTTATACTTACTTCTAATTCTTCCATCAACTCATTTTCATCACTTTCAACTTTAGAAGTGAATACTTCTAAATCAAAACTAACTTGTAAAACACCATCAATAGTATCTAAATCAACTGAATTAATGGGTACAATCCTTTCTTCTGTTTCATCTTCAATAACAAGTTTTCCTAAGAATAGTTCTTCTAATATTTCGCCAACTTCTAGAACTTCCATTGAATACTTATGCTTATTTGATGGAAAATAATAAACAATCACGCTTAAATCTTTCCTATAGAATTCATCTGATACCTTATTAGTTTTGTTATAAGAAAATCCAACAAAAAAAGACGGTCGTTTAATACCATCTTTAATATCATCTGGCTCAATTCCTACTTCAGGATAAGCACTTTTTAATTTTTTATTAATTGCTAATTCAACTTGTTTCATCATTTCCAACCACCACTCTTAAAGACATCATCAACAAAATCCTCACAGTGCCGATGGTAAAGGGGCTGAAACTCATTAATTGCATTTTGAAAGACGTGTTTTCCTTCAACATAGCCTTCTCGTTCGCCGTCTTTTTCATGAGTGATGAAGTGCCCATATTCGATTAAGTGAGCATGAGGTGCTGTTGAATAAGCTCTTATTGATAAGGTATCTTGTTTATATAGATAAGGTTTACCTCTTTTAATACGCTCTAAATAAATACCCGTTTGCATTTTAACTTTCTTTTTAGCCTCACGTTTCGTCTTATTTTTAAGTTTAGTACCTTCCTTTTTAATAAAAGACTTAGATTGTTTGGGTAAATTCTTCTCAATAGTTTCTAGATCCTTAATTAACTCGTCTAGTTCTGATAAATCAAATCCATCTTTCATTAAGGTTGCACCTCCTCAACAAATATTTCTAGGTACTGATCATCAAAGCGATCATTCAAAATATGCTTAATATTAAATCTTATACCTCTAAATTTTAGGTACATCTTGCGGTTAATGTCTTTACCAGCATGATATCTTGTTTTAATCTTATGAGTAATTATCACTTCTTTTTTGTCCCCTGGTGATTTAATGACTTTTCCCGTTTGAGGAATAACTTTACCTGGAATAGTTTTTAGATACCCATGGTCTCTTGTTTCTTGAAGCAGTTCATTCTGCCCCTCAATAACGCCATAAACTTTGATAGAATGATTTAAAACAGTTTTCATATCTCTCATGATCTGATTTTTATCTTTAATCATTTTACTCAACTACTTCCTGTTGAGCTAAATCATCTGCTGCTTTCATCAGCTGCAATCTCAAAATCTCTGGTTGATAGTTTTCTTCAAAGTATTCTGTTGCATTATTATAAGCATACCGACAATAATCAAGGAGTAATGTCTTTTCTTGACTTGCATCAGCATAAGTCATTTCAAGA